CTCTTCAGGCCACAGAACACCTTTTCCACGAACTATATCTTCAGCAACCTCTGTTTGAGTAATTGCCCCAATAGGTTTAGAGCCAGGATGATCTTCAATAGATCCTTCCGTCATTTTTATAGGCATAAAAACTGCTGATTGAGCAAAAGAGATGAAATCCTCTCGATGAATACCTACACCATTAGCATTAGGTTTATCATCAGTAAGGATAAAATCTACTATATTAATATAAGGATTATCTAAAGAAGCAGTAGATAGAGGTACTACTTTAATAGTACTACTCAATATTGTCGTCTTCATTTGTTACCTTCTCTTCTACTTTTGGCTCTAAAAGCTGTTCTTCTAAAAGTTGTTCCTCTGGGAATAACTCTTTATGCAAAGTATCTTCTCTAACTCTAATTAATTGCTCAGTATCAAAATCAAACCCAGCCATCTCAGCAAGACTTGTCTTAGAAATTATTCCAGATGTCTCTAATCCTTGAGAAACTAGGAGTAGATCTGAAAGTTCCATTAGATTCATTGGTGCAAAAGTAGTTTTTGGAGTCTCTGAAAATGAGTTTTTTAAAGCCATGTCTAAAAATATTTTAGATAGAAAGTTAGTAAAATCTTTTCTAAGTGCTTTCATTGAATTTACCGGTGAAAGCAATGCAGAACTTGAACTACCAGAATTTGATTTATCTTTTTCCCCAGTGACTAGAAATTTAGGAAATCCCAAAGAATACAGAATTTCTCTGTTAATTTCATCATACTTATCAGTGTTTAATAAAGCTTCTAGCGGGGGTACAACCCAATCTAATTCTACAGTATGGTTTGTAAACAACTGGAAAACCCGTTGTTTATTATTAACAGTACTGTTAGAATTAAACTCACTCTCTAGTGCATCCAGAATATCTTCATCATTTTCAGTAAGTGGGTAAAGATCATTTCCAACTTTAATGTGTAAGATTGCATCAATTACTCTACTAATTAAAGAATAATCCATTGCTCGTAAATTACGCTTATGAATAAGTAATTCTAGAGCAGCCATTAAATATGGAACTGGGTAGGGACTTCTTAGTAAAGGTTTTCTTCTAATAATATATTTATTATTAATAGGAACTTTTGTAATTCCTTTTTTAATTTTGGCAACTAACTCTGGAAAGTTTTCTGAAATTATGTTGTATGTTTCTACATCCTCTGTTCCATCAGAATACTTACCTCCGCTGGTAATAAACTGAGTTTCTTCAGAGGAAAAGTTCCATAAAGGAATAACATGATTTGGTAATGGGGTTTCTTTAAGTTCAATCTTAGTTGGATCTCTAACCCAAATATCTACGGGTACAACATAATCTTTGGAAAATCCAGAAATATCCTTAGAGAGAATCCCCCACACAACATCCGGAATTACTAATCCAGAAATATAATATTCTGTAGCGGCTACTGAAAGAAATTCTAGTAGATTATTAGCTACATATCTATATAAACTGACTTCTTCTTCAGTCAGATTTTTTGCTGTAACTATAACCCCATTAACCCCAATTTCCACTTGTTTATCAATTACAGATCTTACTAAACCTTCTCGTTCATAAAAGTAATAGCATAATTTAATTATATCATGCCACTTAGAAGGCATTTCAAACTTGTCAATTGTAAGTTTTGACGCTGGAAAGATTGCATGAGTCCAGGGATTAAATTCTGCAGCAGCACTTCTTCTTAAAGAAGATTTAATAACTGTAGTAAGCTGATCTGCTTTTATTTCTGTCATTATTTTGACCAGCGTCCTCCTAACAGTCTAACATGTTTTTGTTTAACAGTAAAATCTTCTCTTATGTAAAGGGCATAAGAAAAGCATAATAAAGAAGAGAAGATATGATCTTCCCCTCGCAAACCTCCCCCAGGTGTCCTTACACGATACACTATGCGCCCTAAAGGACTTTTAGTAGCTTCCACACGTTCTAATTCTGATAATAACTTTTCATCACTTTCAGAAAATGTAAGCTTCTTTGTATCAATTAAGCTTCTCAATTTTTCTACGGCCAGAACTTTTGCCGCTAATTTTAGCGTATTTCCATCTAAATCTGTACCTAATTCTACAGAGGTAGCAAAGTTTACCGGAATAAGTCTAGTATCATAACCCTTATGTTTATATTTTTCAGAAGTTAATTCTTGAGAAACTACTAATCCAGAATGTCCCTCATCAATAGCTAGAAAAGAAAAACTATAAATTGTATCTAGTCTATCTATAAAAGTTAATTGTTGAGGATATTCAATCTGTTCCAGGGTAATTCTTCCAAAATTAATCCAAGAATCTTTTACTAATTTAAATAAAGAAATAATTGTTGGATCTATATATCCCAAATCAATACCCACAGCAGTTGTTTCTATCACTTGAGGAAGGGCATCAAACAAACGCATGATTTTAGTTGGATCATCTTCAATATCTTTACTAGTAAGTGTAGCAGTAAATATGGGGTATTTACTTGTGCAAATTGTATCTCTACTAAATAGTCGAATTACTGGGGAAGCATGTTCTCCGAGAACTAATCTTTGATAATCATCTGAATCTTCCCCACCATACTGTTCAATATCCCGTTTGTTAGCTTCGGGAGTATATCTAGGATTCTCCAAGGCTGATACTCTATGTTTTGAGTATTGACTTGAGATTTGGTCTGCAAAATAAAGAACATTATTTTCTCTTTCCCCAGAAGGAGTTCCACAAACAAATATTTGAAAACCTTGTTCCCAACTATTAATACATGGAAGTAATTCTGTCCAAGTGTTCCAACTAAAAAATCCTGCTTCTTCTACAACTAAAAATGCAGTGTGCAAACCAATAACTGAGGAACCTGTTCCTTGAATACCCGCAATACGACAATCAAGAGTTACCCCATTTGCAAATTGTAAATCATATATTTGAGAATTTACAGATTGACGATAATGCCTTAAGAATGGATGTGTATTTAACCATTGTAAAAGGCGGCGCCAGATAGGTGACAAATGAATTCTATTAGGGGTTACAATTGAAATAATTTTAGAGGGAAAGAAATCATTTATAGCATAGTAAATAACCTTATCAATAAGTGCTTCGGTCTTCCCGGAAGATCGCCCCGCCCTAAAAGATACAAAATTTCCACAATCTGCTAAGACATATCTCTGATAATAAGTGTGTTCCCAAGTAACTTCGACTTCCTTACGTAAGAATTCTGGATTTAATACAGGATGTTCCAGAATTTCAAGAAAAATTAACTCGTATATATCAAGCCTTTTTAATAGTGCCAATATTTTGCTCCTAAGTAAACCAGTAAAAGGCCCAAAGAATTACTTTGGGCCTACAGGGACAATTGCATCTGGTATGTTTTTATGCAGTGGAAGTTCAGAATCGGCTACTACAAAAGTGTTTTTACAATTAGGACAAGTTAATTTGAATTTATTCCCTGAATTGATATCTAATAGCCACATGCTCAAAAGTAAGGTCTTACATTTAGGACAATAGATATAATACATGCGTTGTTCAAGGAATTTCTTGGCCCTATCCTTTAGATCCCGAACATAATCAGGAATAGAGTCAGTCTTATGCTCTCTGCTCTTTCGATCAATCTTAAGATCTGTAGAAATGGAAGAGATATTCTTACTAGCTTCGGTAACTAACTTCTGAATGTCAGCAATATTTTTAATACTTCTAGGTTCTTCTCCTAACTCTTGCTCTAGCATTCCATTATAAATATCTAAACTAACCATAGCCTCAGCAAGACTGGTTAGTTGAAGTATGTCATTAGCCGCCAACTCATCCAGATCATATTCACTCTTTAACCGTTTAAGTTTTGCATCAACCTGATCTAACCAATCCATTAAATTTTTTCCATTACAAGAGTTTCTAAAGCTGAGAGATGTTTGAGAAGTAACTGTAAACGATAATAAGCTAATTCTCTACCAGTCTTATAACAGAAGCGATCTTCTGAACTACACCTAGCTGATGCAACTACCTCAAATGTATTCCCACCATAGTTAATTTCAGCTACACATTCAGTAACTCCACCAAAAGTACCTGGTATCCATGATGAGCGCATTTTACCTGAAAGATAATATCTACGTAGTGCATCATAACAGTAACGATAATGTCGATAATAAACCTTTGTGATTTCCATGTTTCTCCTAGATTCTTTCTAAAAGCTTTTAATCATTTTTAATTCATAATGGGGGATAGTGCAGTTTTCATCATCAGATTCTATTGTGCCCCCAAAAGATACTTGCTGTTCTTCTAAACGAAGAAGAGCAAGATTTTTAATTTCTAAATTAACTAAATCCTTTAACCAACGTGGCCATTCTTTATATTTATAAGGAATGCTAAATTCTTTAATACAATGCATACATACATAAAAATGCTCGGTGATCGGTTTGTAACAAATTACACAGTGTTTTCGTGTCATAGTAGATTTATTGGGATTGCAGATTTTAATAGGTATTCTAAGTTACTTTCAAACTTATCTTTATTATTAAAATAAAGTTTAGTAACGTCAAATCCCTTTGGAGTATTTCTCGGCCAGCGCACAACTTTAGAATAAAATGAAACCCTTTTCAAAATGTGGCCTCCTGCGGGATCATTATCAGGAATAATAGTTACATCGTAATCATAAAATAATTGATTCCAACTATGATCCCAAGAATTTGCTCCGTATATATATGATATAGCCTCATATCCAAAACGTCTTAGTAAGGGTACATCAAGGGGACTTTCTACTATAAGGATTCTTTTGCTCTTAAGTTGATCGAAACCAAAGAGAGACTTTTTAGAACCCACTATTTCTGAAATAATCTTGGGTTCTTTTCTTAGAGAAATAGCATTTACTTTCCCAAACATTATAAAGGGAATAGTATAAAATCCCGAGAAATACCCTAGAGTATACAGATCTATCTCAGCGTCCGTAAAGCCGCGCTTATACCAAAAATCACGAGTATCCTTACCAAAGTCCCAAAATAATTTTGGTAGATCTTGATTGATATAACCTTCTTCCTTAACTACTATTTTCGCAGGTGAAGATAGTAGTTTAGCAGATGATTTATCTACATCTAAAACCTTAGTCAAGAATGTGTATACATCCCCACCAAAACCCATACTATTCCAATAAAAAGTATTTTGATAAGTGTCTATAACTAAGGAATTGTGTTCTGTAGTTTTTCTATACCTACCCCCACCAATAACATTATATCTTATACCTACCGCTTCAGTAATGTTCATTCGAATTTATACCCTGAATATTTTATTAAATATAAATCCATTTCTAAAGCAATTCCATCTAATTTGTACTTATAAAACAACTCTGGATTGATTTCTCCGATTATGTTTGTTTGCTGCATCCAAAGTTTACTCTCATTACTAGCACAATCAACTACTAATAAATGTCTACAGGAATTGTCAAAGCATGCTAAAACCTCCCTATTAATTAAAGAACAATCTTCAACAGCAATATATCCATCTATATAACTTGGAATATTTCCCACAGTATATGCGGTTAGACCTGCCTGCCTAGTTACAATTACTTTCTCAAAGACTCCTGGAGCATATGTTGAAGTATATCCAGTAGCCAGTAAAGAAAGAATTATCAAAAACCTCATAAAGCATTCTTTAGTGAACCTGTGCCAGTAGTAATCCATTCGGCGTTGGTTCTTAATCCAGTAAGATCCCTAGCATTAGTATAGGTCATACAAGACTTTAATCCATAACTAAACTCATGAATTAAGTCTTCCAAACTACGGGTTTTTTCTGGAGCAGTAATTTCCATACCTTCAACAGATTTAACTTCTTTATCCATGTCTTTAGCCAATTTAGCGGAGGCCATTCCGTAGATAGTTCCATCAGCTTCGGATTCATAAGTAGTAGCAAGAATACTTCCTAACATAACAAAATTTGCGCCCGCAGCTAAAGCTTTTGCCATATCCCCTGAGTATTTAATTCCCCCATCCGAAATAGTATAAGGAAAACTAAAATAAGAAGTAGCAATTAGGTGGCTTAATCTCTCCTGGTTTAATGCTTCCTGATAAATATTTTGAAGTGCTGAAAATTGCGGATAGCCAACACCAGTAGAGGTCCTGGTCAGGCAGAGTTGACCGGACCCAATACCAACTCTGACTATATCCGCCCCCGCTCTTACTAATCCTGCCGCCCCAGAATAAGTAACTACATTTCCAGCTATAAGTAAAACATCAGGATAATTTTTGTTAATAAAATTTCTAAGAAATTTTACTCTATCTATAACTCGTTGGAGATACCCATTAGCTACATCTAGTACTAAAACACTAGCAGAACTACTTAGAAATGTATAGTAATCATCCTCTAAGCCAGTAGAGATTCCAAATGTATACGGGCAATGTTCTGCTAATTCTCCTATAGCATCTATATGCTTATTTTCATTCTCCCAGAATCTATGCAAAATTCCTAGGCCCCCAAGTTTTGCTAGTTCTATAATTAATTTGGGGCCAACAATTCCGCGCATTGGAGAGGCAATGATCGGAATAGCAAACTTATGATTCCTAATTGTTACTGAAATATCAGGCTCATCTCTAGAGTTAATTTCGGAACTTCTGGGAATCAACATCACATCACTCAACTCATATCCTTGCTGAAGCATTGTTTTCCTTCATGATATTATAAAGACAAATTAGATTTGTATATTGTCTATTACCAACATGGAAATAAAGATTTCCAATATCTTTATACTTAAATAATTCTACCTCTGAAACATCACTGGGAACATATACAGCGATGTTAGCATATATTTGTAGGTACTTATCTAAATCAGACAGATCCCTTAATGTAAAGATACTATATACAGGATTTTTTACAAGTATTTCTTTAGTGCATGTATACCTAAGACTAGGAAACATATCAAATAGAGCTTCTTTATCTTCACCTAAAATTACCTTATTATTTTTATCCAAGAAAAATATGAAAATCTGGGCTGGAGAAGTTAGAATAGATTCACTTGTAATATACATTCTTATAGTCCTAAAAAGTTTAGTATCCTTGTAAAGATATTTTCAGCCTTGAAGTTACAAATGGTTACATCTGTTGGAGAATCATCTATAAAGTATTTTACATAAGACATATCATGTACTTCTGGATTATCCTTGTAAACTGTTGCTGTAGTTGTCCCAATACCTTCCGCACAATAACCGTCTCTACACTCATTAGTAGAAAATGTAAAGAGTTCAGTAGCAGCTTTAATTACTACTTGACAGATATTATTTTCGGTTATATATGTAGAAGTCTGATTCTTTATTTTTTCATCTTTCCATGCAAATTCACAAGAGTTTGCTAAAACTGGAACTGCAAGTAAGAGTATAAATATAAATATATAAATAACTTTTTTCATTTATTTTTTCTTTCTATATATTAAATCTACCAAAATTCTTTTTAAGGATTTATCCATCTTTTCCCCATGCTTACGTCTCCATAATTTTCTATCTCTTTGTTTATAATTTTTCATTCTACCTCACATGAAGAAATGTAACTATACACTTTCTAAGTTTATCATAAA